TGTTTTCTTCTATACCATTATCTAATGCAGGGTTAAATTTACTAGATAATCCTGTTAATTGTGAATAATCTATCTCAATAAGAGGTCTAGCTTGAACATCTTTACCTGTAATAGTATCATTTTTAAAATTAGGACCAATAAATAAGGGAGCTTGACTAGTATCAATTGGTGCCCCTTTAGAATCTTGTGCCCTTTGAATTATAGTATTTCCAAGACCATATAAAGAACCAGGACCACCTGTATAAAAGAATAATTCACCGTTATCAATAGTATTAATACCTAAATCTTGTGCTGATGTTCCAAATAAGAAATCTTCAGGTGCTTGTTTATCTATTTTTATATTAAGTAAATTAACTAACCTATTTAATTCTTTAGGTTTATGAGCAACAATATATTCATATTTATTTTCTCTTAATTCTAAATCACGTAAAGTTCTACCAGCATTAGGATGATGAAATCCTGTTCCTCCTTCTGCTATTTGGGTCATTAAATTTCTACCATCACTATATGTTCTAGTATTAATAAACCCACCTGATTTGGCAGATTCAATTTTAGGGTTAGAGAACATTAACCCTTTTTGTTTATCTAAAAATGCTTTACCTTGAGGGTAAGATAATAAAAACCTATCTATACGAGCAAAATCCTCCCTAGCAGCTAATTCCTCATAGGAACCACCACGAATTGGATAGTCTAAGCTTAACGCTTCAGTAGATAAAGAATTTAATTGAGAAGTGGTAAGGTTATAATAACCTTGAGGAGGTCTTTTTATAAAAGGTTGACCTGAGTATCCTCCCCCCCTAATATCTTTATCATATTTTTGGTTGTTAGAGTTATACTTAAAACTATCTTGATCATTATATAGATCTCGTATAGTTGGGTTAATTGCCATTATCTAGGTAAATTATCTACGTATTTTACTGGATTTATATCTATATCTAAGTTAGAGGTTGCTTTATTTAACTTTTCTCCACCTGAAAGATTACTTGTTAACTTTGGTTCACCATTTGTATCTAGTTCTGATGCAGGTGGGTCAATAGGTCTTAATCCATCACCAGTTAAAGAAGCTGGGTGATGTAAATGATAATCATAATTTCCTTTTACATCTCCTCCACTACCTAATTGTGAAGTTTTTTCTGTTCCTAAAATTGCCATAATTAATTAATTTTTGTTTATAATAAATATTTTATACTGAATAGGAGTAAGTAGTTACAGCAAAATCAGGCTGTAATAAACTTGATGCTCTTTTACCATTAATGTTTAATTGTGCTCTTGATACTGCTGTCGTGATTCTTTCGAGTTGTTGATCAGATATTACTACATTGCCTGTATTTCTTTCTCCTCTATCTCTTTGTGCATTTACAATATTAGCAATACCCGGTGCCATTATAATATCATCATTTGCTGTTCCTTGCATTAACCCTCCCTCTCTAGTTGATATAATAGGTCCTTTACCTGCTGGAATAAATGCATCACCTACTTGGGTTAATTCATCTCTATTTTGAGCTGCTTTTATACCTAAATAACTCATAGCAGCTACTATAGCAATTAAACCGGCACCAAGAGTAAGAGCAGAAGCAGTAGTTATTGCATTTGCAGATAATAAACCAGATAATTTAGCTGCTGTTGCTAATTGAGCAATTGTTCTAACAAAGGATAAACTAGCTACTAAACCTAATGTAGTTAATAAAAAGGCACTACTATTAGCTATACTTCCTAAAATTGCTTCAACACCAGGTAAAACCGTATCTGCTATTTTAGATAAAGATGTTGTTATAGATTCTTGTAATGTTAATCTTTCAAAATCTTTTTGTGTTAAACCTGCTGTTAATCTTGCTTGCTCATCAGTAATCCCAAGTTGTAATCTTTGTTGGAATATCATATCAGCCATCTCATCACGGCTCATATTTAAAGCACTTGCTATTGCTTCTTGTTCTATTCTGTTACCAGTAGCAAATTTATTTATTATTTCTTGATTTGCAGCTAATTCTTCAGTTAAACCATTTAAATCATTAGTTAATGCAAAAAACCTTGCTCTCTCTAAATTTAATTGTTGACCTGTTATTACTTCGGCTTCAAATTCTGATCTTATTGAAGATTCAATATCTAATAAACCTGCTGCTATGTTATCTATTTGAGTTAAAGTAAGACCAAGTATTCTAGCTTGTTGTGCTGCTCTTGCTAATTCAACTGTATTTCCTTGGAAGGTTAAACCTATAGCTGAGGTAGTGTCTCCTATATCTTTAAAAATTTGTCTTTGAGTTACTGCAGATTTATTTGCAATATTAATTTGCCCAACTTGAGTAATAATTGTATCTAAATTATCTTCTAAATTACTACCAGATGCTTGTGAAAATCTAGCAAACCTACCTGCTTGTTCTGCAGACAATCCTGTAAGTTTTACTAACTCAGCAGCTGAAGTAACATTTATTTGGTCAAAAGCTGATTGGGCATTAAAACCAAATTGTTGAGTTAATGCATTAAGAGTTTCTACTTGATCAGTAGCTAGTATAAATCTATCATTAAATTGGTTTAATACATTAGCTGATTTTCCTATTTCTCTACGAAATTCAGTTTGTTGTTTATTTAAGGCAACAAATCCTGCAACCGCGTCAGCTACTAAAAGAGATCTAGCAATTTTTTGTACAACTTTAAGACTTTCATTTTGGATAACATTATTAGTTTTATTTCTTTTTATAATTTTATCAAGTATACCTACTTCTCTTAATTTTTCAAAAGCTGCTTCTTTATTTATTTTAAATATTTTTTTACCTTGTTTTTCTGATTCTTCTTCATTTAATCCTAAAATCTCACTTATTTTTAAGTCTTTATATTTACTATCTAAATATTCTAAATAGTCATTATTTAAAAGTTTTTGATTTTGGCCAATATTTTTAAGTTCAATATTTTCTCTTTCAGCTGCTACTGCGGCTTTTGTAATATTATCAGAAGCTTCTTGAAAAGGTTTAGCAAAAGAACCTAAACCAGGGATACTTTTTAATAATGCGGCAACACCTTTTAATCTAGTGGATACAAAATTATCTTGAATTTTTCTACTTAAAGTTTCAACTTCTTCTAATTCTTTTTTAAGAGTAGCCATTTCACCAGTTTGAGCTACCATTGAATCTAATAAGTCTACAGCTGCTTTCTTTTCTTCTCCTTGCAAATAAGGAATTCTTTGTCTTATTTGATCTTGAAGCTTATTATTTTGGACAACTTTAGCATTTATTGCAGCTTGATCTCTTTGAAGTTTTAATAAAGTTCTTTGTGTACCTAAATCACTAATTCCTAAAGCATAATTATCTCTAGCTATTTTATTTATTTCTCTAGTAAGACTACGTATCTCACTTTTTTGAATTATTTGAGTTTTTAATTCTTTAACTGTATCTAAAATAGCATTACTAGTATCTGAAACACTATCACGTATTTCCTCAGATATACCAGCTCTTTCTCTTAATACTCTATTTACTTCTTCTTCTCTAAACAGTTCGTCCATAATAAAATGTAGGATTTATCACATATAAATATAAAAAATGCCTACTTTTTGGTAGGCATTGATGTATTATAAACGTTAGATGGGTTTATATTAGGTTTATGAATTTGTTTTGGATCGTTTTTTAGTTGTTTGTTTTGTTTATTATAAGCTTCTTCTTGTTTTTTATAATGTTCTTCTAACTTTTTATAAGTAAAATTACGAAGCCAAATAGGCATGTCATATACAGTATGCCAATCATATCCACCTTGACCATGAAATACTATTTCATGTATTTGAGAAAATAAGTTAGATCTATACTCAGAGTTCAGGCCAAAAAAAGGTACTATCAATAGGGACATTGATGCCCTCCTCAACACCATCTTCGTAGTATTTAAGTTTTACATCAGGTGAAACTCTACGAATTTCTTCACGTAATGCTCTAGCATCTTTAGCTAATAGATAATTATCTACAAATTCTCTAATAGTTTTCTTTTCTCTATCCCCGTCTATTGAAGTAATTATATATTTAAATCTTGTTGTAGATTCAGGAACTATATCTTTTTTAATCTTTTTTAAACCTTCAAGTTCTCTTTCTATAGATTTTTCATCACTATGAGTTAATAATTTAAAAGTTAATACTGATTTTGAATTAGGTAAATTAAATTCAAATTCATTTATACCTTCTTCTTTTAAATCTTTAGAATTTAGAATTTTGTCTTCTAATTCTGTTAAATCAACAGTAAAATCTTCAATTTGTCTTGATGAAGGATTATAATTTCTAAAAGTATAATCTTTACCATAACCCAATACACGTGCTGCAATTAATAAAGCATTTTTATCTCCTACAATTATATCATTATAATCTATTTTAGATACTATTAAAGATTCTAATAGTTTATCTAATACAATACCTTTAGCAATATAATTTTGGTTAGTTAAAATATCTTCTTCTTTGGCAGTCATATACTTCATTTCTATTTTACCAGAAGATAATGGATTATCCTTAGGATAGATTAATCCTTTAGATGGTAATTCAACAATTTCGGTTGGAAATTTAAATTTTGGTTTTGTAACGTTTTCTTCCATACAATAATAACTTATTTTTTACGGATATAAATATATAAAAAAGAAAAAGGTGATCCGTAAGGAACACCATTTTTCAAAGGTATGGAGGGTTGGGTATTAAAAGTTTAGTATACAATAATCCATTGCTATGGTGATATCTAAGCTAATTGCAGCATCTGTACTCCAATCATACTCACCAAATGTAGCAGTTTTAACATAAGCTCCTTTGATTACCCATTCGCTTACTACATCTCCTACTGGACCTAATATATCTAATGTTAAATCTTTTTTATAGAAATCTGAATATCCATCTCTACCAGTTACACTTTCGTGTGCTAATCTAGCCCATTCCATTATTGCTTGAGCTCCTGATGGAGTTACAGGATCATATAAGCCTAAGGTCATGTCATTCCATCTGACTTTACCTTTAACTTTTCTATATACGTTAATATGATCAAGGATGATTTCACCTGCTTCGAATCCTGGTGCCGTTGCATTTTTAATTAAATATGCTGGAATACCATCAACGTAGAGTATAAATCTATTTTGAACTTTTGGTTCAAAAGCGGTGAACATTATTTCGTTAGGATCTAATACTGCCATTTTTTATTGTTTATTATAAATATTGCCTTTTTAAGTTTTTAGAATTCAACTCCCGTTGGTGTTATATTGAAATCTAGTATAATATATTCAGCTGTTCTAGTTGGTTGTACAAATATTTGTCCTACCATTTGATTTCTATCAATCACGTCAGCTGTATTGTTTGTATCATCCATTACTACTCTATAAGAATACAATCCTTGTCTTTGTTGAACTGATTCTAAGTATGGGTTTACTTGGTTTAAGAATCTGTTTCTTGTTGCAGCTGTATTTTGTTCAAATAATAATGTATTTCCAACATTACCAATTACTCTTTTTAATTCGATCATTAATCTTCTAACATTTACTCTATCTAAAGCAGTAGCTGCTGTTTGTAATGTTTTCTGACCAAATATTACAGGTCCTTGTCCTGGGAATGTTGCAATTGGGTTAATTTTTCCAAGATATAATGCATCTCTATCTGTTGGAGATAATTTTCTTTCAGTTTGGATTACACCACCTACACCACCTCTGTTAAATCCTGCTGGAGCGAACCATTCAGCACCTATTCTATCGTTTGTAGCGTAAACTCCTGGTATTACTGTTGAAGCTGGTACATAAACTAATTTACCAGTTTCATTTGATAGTACTTGAACCCAAGGCCAATATGTTGCAGCATAACTTGAATCTTGTGTTGTTGCTGAAGTTATTGCTTGGTTTAATGTAGCACCATAATTTCTTGTATCTACTACTGCGATTGCATCTCCTCTTTGTGTAACTGTATCTATTGCAGTTGCTACAGCTGTAGAACCGTTTTGAATTGTTACACCAGGGATAGTTAAAATCTCGTAGTCGTATTCATCAGAATTTTGTAATAAAGCTAATGATGCTGTATAGTAAGCAGCTTCTAGACCTTGGATAGATGAAACATCAATTTCATCATACATTTTTAATCTAGTATTTCCATTAGCACCATTACCATATACTTTACCTGTACCATTTGCAAATGCACCCTCTAAAGAACCACTTCCTACTTGTGGTAATGATGAAGTATATTCTGATTTGAAGTTTCCTTCATTATCTAAGTAATTTAATGTTGGTAGACCTACTGAAGATACTCTTACGTAACGGCTGTTATTAACGTAAGATCCAGTAACTTGAATAAATTGATTTCCATCACCATCAGTATCAAAATTCTTTACTTGGTTACCAATTACTTGTTCTATATAATTTGTAGAATTTGGATCTAATGATAAACCAGACCATGATTCTAATATTGTTTTTGTATTTGTAGTATCATCTCCTCTACGAATTAATAAGTTAAATGTACCACTACCTGAATCAATGTTTGCAATTTCCCAACGTACATTTTCAGAAGAACCACTTACTAGTGAACCACTTGTAGATACACTACCTGAGTTATTCATTATTTCACCTTCTGATAAGGTTTCTAATGTAAATGATGAAGAATCAGCATGCATAATTGCTCTTACGTCTGCGGTTGCAGGAGCGAATGAACCAGATGCAACTCTAGTTACAAGCATAGTTTCACCACCTTGTTGGAAATAATTGTTTGCAGCGATTGATGTTAAATATTCGTATGTAACACTCGCACTTGTAAAAGAGCCACCAAATTTGTTTTTATAGTCACTATATGAAGTAACTAAAGTTGGTATGTTTACAGGACCTTTTACAGTTGGTCCAATAATTGCAGCACCAGCTACGACAGGCCCTTCAGTGATTAACGTTTGATCGTTTTCACGTGTTAATACTCCTGGGGATAATAATGTTTCAGCCATTTTAAAAATTTATTTTATCAATAATAAATATATAAGGAGTTTTTAAAAAATATTATTTAGTACTAGTAATTTCACCTGTTTTTAGATCAATTTGAGCAGTACCATACTTTTCTTGTAATTTATCTCCTAGCTCTTTTTCTTGTAAAAGAAGTTGCTCATATTGTGCATTTACAACTTCTTCTTCTTTTTTAAGATTTAGTTTTTTTAATGTTAACTGTCCTAGTTGGTAAGTTACAACATTAATTTTTTGTTGAAATTCTTCAATTTCTTTTAACT